GAGCGTCTATTCTTTGATTTACAACTAATTGTCGTTGCTTCAACAGCAGGAAATTCACGAGGAATATGCTGAATGGCAATTACATCTTTTAACTTAGTATCTTCTTGCCATTTACCTAACTTGTGAGTTAATGTACCTTTGCGATCAAATACAGGTCCAGTATCTCTTCCATGATCAACTAATTCAAACTTATCAAATCCTAATTCTTTAGCAAGAGCTCTACATTGCTCAACTTGATGCTGATTATGATCGAACTTTACCATTTTCCATACTGCAATACCGCCGGTAGATTTGAAGGCCTGTGCATTAGCTATTATCTTTTTCCAATCTGTATCCTGTCTATATAGATGATGAGTATCTTCAAGGCCGTCTAAACAGAATTTTACAGTAGGATATAATGTTCCTAAATCTTGCCAAAATTTAATATTTCTGGCACTGCCATTTGTACTGATTTCAATGAACAGTCGAACATTGGAATTTCTAAAATGTTTTACAATATCATATGCTTCAGTATTAGCAGTGATATCTCCAAAATTTCCGTTAATTAGAATTCCCTGTAATTGCTGTATAAATTCTTTACTGAAAGATTTTGTTACTGTTGCTAAACTTAAATTAGTTTCCTCGTATCCAAAATTAATAGGATATCCATTTAGATTACGAGGACATTTAGGACAACGAGCATTACATAACGTGCTCAATTCAATATGTAGATGTCTTATCTCAGAGATGTTAAACATGAAAACCTAAGGTTACTGCGGAATATTTATAGTGCAGTAACCTTAGGTTATTTTTACTTGGTTGCTTTAAGCAGCACAATATCTGCTGATAGTCTGCCATTCAACTCTACAGGCACTGCCTTAATATCCTCAAGATAGGTACGCAATGCAATCTTCCCACTGACAGCAAATTGCTTGAGCTGTTCAGTAGGCTTACGCAGCGTCTTAGCAACTGACTTCTTCTCATCATATCCTAAGATAGTGCTGCCTTTAATACCTAGCTGACCTGCATCTGCGGCAGCAACATACTTGCCCATCTTGCGTGTCTTGATGTTGTAGATCCACAACTCCTTAGCACCCATGATATCTACTGGGTTAACGCTGACAAGATTAAGTTCAGTGTTCTGCACACAATACTTTACCTTACTAACCATTTTCTCTCTGCTAGGAGCTTTCTTAACACGAGCCTTACGCACTGCTTTCTTAACAGCACCATAAGTCTCAAGAGCATCAGTTAATTTGCTGTAAAACTCGCTGAGGTGTTTAAGTTTAGCTTTGTCAATATGACGATAGCCTTCCTTCAACTGTTCATCAGCTGTCTTGCCTTTAGCAGCAAGCAGCTCTTCCATACGGGGAGTGAATACTTCAGCAATTTGATTGACGAACTGTTGCGGGACATTAGTATTGCGGAACCAAGTGACCATATCAGGTACTTCCTTGCCTGCGTCCCAGTTGTCATACCACTCTTCGATCTCGCCGATGATGTCATGAAACTTCTCACGCATACGGTCTTGGATGGTAAGCTTAACGACGCCACCAACATCTGCTGCCTTCTTAGCAGCAATACGCTCACGCCCAATAGTGAGAATCTTCTCAAACTCTTTCTCAATATATTCCCTAGTAGAATCACGCAGAGGAGCGCCCATCATTAGCATCTTACAGACTTTACCTAGTGTAAAGCCCACACGCCATTCCTCAACTTCATTGAAAGCGTGGACATCCTGTTTGGTCCAGTTACACTTACTGGTACCATACTGGCTGACATACTTTACAAGGTCACCACAGCTATTGTGATAGTTGTAATAGTGGATACCGCGCCACCATTCATTATGAACCTTTTCGTCGGTCCAAGTTTCACAGCCCGCCCACTTGGGTTCGGGGCCAGTAAATTTCTCATCCAAGAAGCGAGGAGTGCGAGTCACAGTCTTCTTCTTTGGGGCGCCTTTAAGCAAGGACTTTTTGGCAGTGGGTTTTGTTTTTGCTTCAGCCATAGCAGATCTCCTATATGATTAGCATACAGCCTATATAGCCGTTGTCAATCAATAATGTCCTTCCAGTTGAGGTTCCCAATGCTTAATACTCTCCTTGAGACGCTCAGTGCCAATCATCTCAACACCCGTACGCTCTTGGTCATCTAGCAAACACCGAGCCCAAGTGACAATAGCATAGTCCTTACGTTCTTTAATGGCGCTCATGTAGGCGCTGTAAGAAATAACGAGATCTTTAATTGCCTGTTCGCTGCGGTCAGTCATGTTAGTTACCCCGTATAGTGTTATAGTGATGGATACCAAACGCAAGGATCATTACCGCTACAAGAGCAAGTAAGGGTCCAAAGAGGATAAACAGGTCAGCAGTAGACATTACTTGCTCCTTGTTAGTTTCATCATGTCAATATGGACTGCGATAGCCTCTGCGTTCTGGCTTCCGTATAGCCATTCTGTATCATCGCAGATGGCATACTCTTTAACACTATCCTCAAGGGTGACGATATAGCAGCGGATATCTGAAAACCCTTTGCGTTTAGCATAGGTTTCAATAGTGTGACACATATCGTTCTTAGTATAGTCCATTACGCAACCTCCTTATCACGGAAGTTAACACGGAAACTCAGCATCTTAAGATTGCTCTCAAGCCCGCAGAGTTCGGCACGCTTTACGCCACGCACACCATCGAACCACTCAACCATAATCCACGGCACCAAAGTGCCAGCAGCATTGAGTCCCAGACGCATACCAACCACTTCGCCGCGGGTAGTACCAATAGCACTGGTCCAACGCACACGATCACCAACACGCACACCGCCAACACTGGGTTCGCTAACATTGCTGTAATTGTAACGCATTGCTTGTTCTCCTCAGTTGATAATGTATATTAGCACAGGGTTGGTATCTGTCAACCTTCGTCGACTACATAAGCCAACTTCAGAGGCTTGACCTTACGGGCAATACCATCGAACCACTTGGGGTCCCTACCGTCCGCATCACCGTGGAAGTTCCAGATCTGGTGTGTGCCCCATTCTGCTACATGAGCATCAACAAGAGCAGCAAACTCGGGGCACAAGCCCTTTTCCTTATAAAGGGGCACCACTGTTTCCTTATAATGCTCGTAAGCATTTTTGAAGATCTTAGCCATTTGCTTGCTCCTCATTCCCTATAATACATAATAGCACAGGTGCCCAAAGCGTCAACTGGATTTTTGTAACAGATTTTGTAATTATTTGTAATAATTTTTGTTACAAATCTGTGGTTGACTGAACCCAATTTGGGTATATACTTAGGTAATGTTAGAGAGAAAGGGGTTAAAAATGAGTAAAAATCCATACGCAAAAGCACTCGCTAACCCCTTGTTTCGCAAGCGGGTTTTGAAAGCAGTTAAGGGCAAAGGTGCCTATACCCGCAAGGAAAAGCACATCAAAAAGGGTTGACAGATCCTTGTCCCATGCTATTATGTATTATAGGAAATGAGGAGCAACGCAATGACACTGTCCGTTTACGATCCTGAATATTGGATTAGCCTTGCTGCGTTGCTGTTCACTCTGTTCGTAGCAATCCCCTGGATAGGTAAGAACTTTACATAAGGTTGACACACTCTAAGCAGATGCTATTATACAAGTATAGGCAATGAGGAGTTACGCAATGGACACTGTAACTGACACTGTAACAGACGATTACGAAATCCCTTACGTCAGCGAACGCTAGGAGCAATACAATGCGAAACAATGATGAAGCAGCGAAGGCAATAATGTTAATCATCACTGAACTTGCTTTCTTAGTTGTAGGCACCATCCTCGTAGGTATTGGCACTAACTTTTACTTTGCTATTGGTCTTGCCTTACTTTTGATCTATAACAAGGATAAACCATAATGGATATGGCTAAATCACAATGGCAGGTCATTACTGTTTTGCCCAATGGTACTGAGATCAGCACTGTTGAGTTGCCTGCTCATTGTCTTCATGAGTGGAGTGATCCTTTTGAAACCTGCGTCTTTGAAAAGAATGGTCCCAGCAATGTAGTTGGACAGTTTAAGTCTAAGAAAGAAGCAATCGAGGCTCATGTCTTTTTGGTACAGCATGAGTTGCTGCATGACTTGATGGAAAATAAGGGTTGACACTTCCCAGTCTGGTGCTAATATAACACTATAAACAAGGAGCAGACAAATGGCACAGTGCGATACAAAGCGTGTTAATGTTAAGAGCGTTATCGGTCATCCTGTTTTCCTACAGGGCTTTCATGATGCTATGAACGGTATTGGATTTTATGAGCGGTACGAAACACTGCCTACAAACCAACAGTGGTCATATGAGCGTGGCAGGCAGTTTTACTTTGCTGCTGGCAAGAAGCGTATCAAGCAAGGTCGCGGTGTTAGTCGTGAGGCTATTAAAATGTTTGTGGAACTGAGGACGGATAACTCCATCCTCTAAACGGAGGGCCTCATGACTAAGAAACTAAGACAAACGCATTTTCGTACTTTCTTTCTCACGTCACAGCCAGCATATGACTACTATGGTTATGTGCTGGAGTATTATTGGGATGGCTACGACATGCATTCTCTAAACATTTTGATTGTGCTGTAAACATGACACTTGCTAGACAAGCTATTACTGCTACAATCTATGATAGGCGTGGGAGACAGATTAGTATGGGGCGAAATCGCTATACTAAGAGTCACCCACTCCAAGCCAGACTTGCTCGTGAAGCCGGGCTACACGAAAAGATCTTTCTCCATGCTGAGATTGAAGCACTGGTAAAGTTGCGTGATTGGAGGCGTGCTTATCGCATCGTAGTTGAGAGATATGCCAAGAATGGTGCGCCTGCAATGGCTAAACCCTGTCCCATTTGTCAGCGTGGTTTGAAGTTGGCAGGAATTGAGTTTGTTGAGCATACATAAAACCAGTTGACATACAAAAATATTGGATGTATATTAGTAACATGAATGTTTTTGAAGAGTCACACTGGAGAACAGTTGCTAAAATTGTTTCCTGGAGAATAATACTAACTGCGGTCAATTTCACTTACACTTATATCGTAACAGGAAGTTGGCAAGCGGGGTTGACAGTGGCAGGACTAGCTGCTATATTCAACACTATGATCTACTGGTCACACGAAAGAGTTTGGAATTTTGTTTCGTGGGGCAAGAAAATAAAGGTTGACAAAACCGAAACTGTCGTGTATAAATAAACAACACTAAGGAATACAAGGTTCACTAATGATGTCACATATGCCCAAATGCAATATTACATTTACACGCTGGTATGAAGATACCACGGGGGTTCACGACTGAGTGATTGACATCACTTTTGTTATTGAGCCCCGGGATTAAACACTCCGGGGCTTTTTTTATGACAGGCTGCTACTCCCTAAGCATAAGAGTAGCCCTTGACTGGTACTTGGACCAAATGGTCGAATAGGTGGTTTCCAGCAAGGAGTATTTTAGGTGTTGTTACTCCAGCATAGTTGCTAACGATATGGAGTAATTAACCAGAAGCGTAAGAAGCAGTTGGTACAACCTGATCTGAGTAGGGTTAGTCGAAAGGTGAGGGCATGTTGGGTTCGATTCCCATGGCATTCTGTAACTATGCTGGCGTAACAACATCTTGGACACTTAGCTCAGTTGGTAGAGCATCGGACTTGACCTAAACAGATATGGCTGTGTGGAGTTCAAACCTCCTAAAGGTGAAAGTTAATCCGCTGGTCCTGGGTTCGAATCCCAGAGTGTTCACCATTAAGATCAGTAGTAGTAGTTCGAAATGCTGCTATTTGAGAAAGCACCTGCCGCTTCCGACTATGCGGACACTAGAAAAAGGTGGGGTAAGAGTCCTTGTTAGTCTGGGAATTTTTGGGGTGTAGCTCAGCTGGTAGTAGCAAACGCTTGATAAGCGTTAGGTCGTTGGTTCAAATCCAACCATCCCAACCAGAATACAATCTGAGTTCCGTGTTTCTCGAGATAAACGGTTCCAGACAGTCATCGACCGCTGTTCCCACCGTGGCACAATCGATGTAAAATAAACGAGGGCAAGTGCCAGTTAACGGTGGGCCGAATTATTCCCAGGAAGCCGAGCATGGTGCATGGCCCTGCCTGTTAAGCAGTGATTAGGTGGGATCGTTACCCACACTGGGAGCCAACATATCTCGTTAATACAAGGATTAGTATTGACGAAAATATACCACCCGGTTTCAAAAAAGGAAGAATTACCGCTCATAGATAACGCTGGCTATATCGCTACCCTTTCAAGGTAGAGTACCGAGATCGACACTCGGTGGGCGGACCACTTTTGCTCGCATGAACTAAATGTAAGTTCTCCTGCCTTATACGGGAGTATGTAGGTATCAAATCCTACTGCGAGTAATGCAATATGGTCCTGTACGCATCTGGTGAGGCGACCCCGCTGTCTACGGGGTGAGGAGGGTTCGATTCCCTTCAGGATCGCATAAGCGCCTCAGTTGTATAAATAGTAATGACAATAAAACTATTATACAACTGAGGGCAGCATGTTCTATACAATTTATAAAATTACAAATAAAATTAACAATAAATTTTATATCGGAATGCATAAAACCACAAACCTCAATGATGGGTATATGGGTTCTGGAAAACTTATTCAACGGGCTATTAAAAAGCATGGAGTTGAAAATTTTATGAAAGAAATACTTCACATATTTGACAATGAAGTTGATATGCGTAACAAAGAAAAAGAACTTGTTGTATTATCCGAAGAGAGTTATAATCTTTGCGATGGCGGCAAGGGCGGATTTGGTTACATTAATCGATCAGAATTGAATAATGCTAACAAAGATAAAGAGGCAATATATGAGAAAGTATCTAAATCTTTATCTGGAAGAAAAGCACCATATGTCTCAGATCTCAATAAAGATAGACATAAAAAAGGATCAATGACAAAAAATTATTTTGGTAACAGAGCTGAATTAGATTTGTCAATACAACAAAAAGCCAATTCGCCAGAATCAATCGAAAAGAAAAAAGATACTTGGAAAATAACAGGTAGAGGTAAAGGCGAAAAAAATTCTCAATATAGTAAACCAAGAAGTGAAGAAACTAAACAAAAAATAAGAGATTCTTTAGCAAGAAATAAAGAAATGAAAACTAATAAAGTATAATGCTGCTTTAGCTCAGTTGGTAGAGCACTTGCCTGAAGAGCAGGGTGTCCTTGGTTCGATCCCAAGAGGCAGCACCAGAGCCAATTAATTAAAGGACTATGATATGACTGAAGTAATCGTTCAATATAATTATGACAAGAATCATTATACTCTTGTTGTTCGTAATGTTGATACTGTTAATGACGTGTTTAATTTATTTGAAAAAAATTATCCAGAATATCGCATTTATCGTATTATGGAAATGGATACAACCATATGGTATGGTCAGCCAACTCCTAGTGATCTAAAAATAGAATATATTGGTTCATGGTAAGTCTCAGGTCTGCAAAACCTTGAGAGCCAAATTCGATTCCAAGAGGCAGCACCATTAATGCTCTGTTCGTCTATCGGGTAGGACGCTAGGTTCTCAACTTGGAGAGAAGGGTTCGTAACTCAGAGGCAGAGTAGCCGCCTCTTAAGCGGCAAGTCGAGATTTCAAAATTCTCCGAACCTACCATAGTTGATCTGGATACACGAAGTGGGCGATACCCACTTAAACAAGCGTGTCGCAGTGCTAGACAATATGGAACAACACGTGAGTTCCAGCAAATTTAGGGAGCTATAGCAGTGGGTTCTGCAACAAACAAGTCCAAATTTTTGGAGAGGGTTCGAGTCCCTAGCTCCCGCCATATTATGCCTCCGTAACTCAACTGGATAGAGTGCCAGTCTTCGAAACTGGAAGTTGGGAGTTCGAATCTCTCCGGGGGCGCCATTCATGCTCGCTTAGTGTTGTATTACTTCGCTCATGAATAAGGGTCGGTATACCTCTAAAGACGGGGTCTGGACTGTAAATCCAGCGTCTAAGCACTGGCCAGGAGCATTACCTGGGCGACCCACCATATTAACCTTGAGGTGAGAACGGCCTCCTCATACACCTAGCAATAGGTAAAGTAGCTGCAAAGTGAAGAGATCTGGGAAATGGGCGACCCAGCAAGGGATTGTATACATCTAGATTAGTTTGGCAAGACTCTGAATCGCGTCAATAAACAACACTAATCTAATAGCAAAAGGAACAACTCGGCAGTCGTATCGAAAGATATCGCAACGGAGCCTTTTGCTTCTTATATGCCCCGGTGGCGAAATGAGAACGCTGCGGTCTGCAAAACTGTCAATGAGTAGGTTTGATTCCTACCCGGGGCTCCAGTTTAAGGAAAACAAATGGCAAAAAGTAATCTTCATGCTGGCCAATTTGATCTCAAAGGAAAGAAAACATTGCGTCTACGATGCAAATGTTGCGAAGTGCAGGACTTCAGAGAAAAATTAAATACTAGAGAAGTTAAAAAATACCTGCGTAGCACAGCGGTAGTGGCGAGGCTCTCATGAGGCCAAGGTCGTTGGTTCAAATCCAACCGCAGGTACCAAATATCGGTGTAGTATAATGGTTATACGGGTGTGTAGTGTAATGGAAGCATTTCAGTCTCCAAAACTGACGGCGCGGGATCGATACCTGCCACACCTGCCAAAATAATATTTGACAATGGTTAATTTGTCATATATAGTAATGATAATAAGTTATGCGGGATTAGCTCAGTGGTAGTAGCGTCTGCCCTACACGCAGAATGTCGGGAGTTCGACCCTCTCATCCCGCACCAAATTAATAGCTCCCGAAGCATAAAAAGCGATGCACCGGATTTGTAACCCGGAGAACTCGAGGCGGTATCGGGCGGGAGCACCATTAAAGTATGCCCTTATAGCTCAGTTGGTAGAGCAACGCACTATTCCGTAGCGGGTAACGCTACCAACCAAAGACAACGTCTTTGGTTGTGTATGGAAACAAGAAGCCTAAAGCTTTAAGTTTCAAAAGGTAATGCGTAGGTCCGGCGTTCGAGTCGTCGTGGGGGCACCATTCTTTCTTTTTATTGAGG